AAAAATTGGGCTACGGTCATAAACGGAACGCCTAAAGCTCTCGATATTTCGAGAACTTCGTAAAGATCCGGGGACTTCTTCCCATTAAGGATCCTGTTCAGGCGTTGCCTTGACCAGCCCATAGCATCAGCCATTTGCGCTTGGCTTGAAAAGCGGTTATGTATCATCCCATTCAACGAAATTGGCATCATGCGCTCCTCCTTTCTGTTGGTATGGACAAAGGTGCTTAACTACTTCCGCTGTCTGGCAGCGGCTACGAGGTCTCCAGTGGAGGCCCCGTCTGCCGGTGTCAAATGACGTCTTGCCATCACTTCTTGCTCTTGTACTGCTTAACCTCTGCACTAATAGTTTCCGGTGAAACACGCGTGAATTCTGATGCAACGTATTCCGCTTCTTTCTTTGTCCTATATCCTTTGTGGCCAAATGGAAGCACCATTGATCCAATCTCTGTCCTGATCTCAACGAACCATCCCGGAAAATTCATTGCTCTTTCTCCTATCTCCCGGGGATCGCCCCGGGTCGGCATGTCGTTATAATTTACGGATACAGGCAATCTGGTACTTCAGATCTGAGATTGTTCCTTCCTCTGTTTCTCCGTCCCCACCGCAATGGATCGTCCTACAGCGGAAATCCGACCCGTCTGCATTCCATCCTTCATTCAAGATGATCCAGAAACCGTCTTCATCTTCGTAAATCTCTCTGATAGCATTCTGCTTTTTCTTCGGGATCATCTGTCTAATTCTACTGACGGTCATGATATCTTGTCCTCCATTTCTCCGTGCCTTCTGGCATCGGCTACAACCTCCGGGAGTTCCGGGGGCTGTCTGTCGGTGTCAGTCTTCAAACATTACTTGATTTCAAACAGCATCTTGATTGTTTGCGCGTAATGACTTGCATTGTTCAAGCAATCATCTTCCATAGAATACTCATTGCTCGGATGCTCTGAGGCGAAGGTGAAATCCCGGAGCCGCCGCTCTTCCAATTTCTCATGCTCCACACCGTAGGCCAGTACGATCTTGCGGACGGTTTCGTTTTGATACATCTCAAAGGCTTTTTGTGCGAACTGCACCCGGATGCGGGAAACATAATCTTCTGCGATCCAGCACAGGGCTTTGATGTAGCTCTTGTATTCATCGCTTTGAGTGATCTTCATGGTTTCAATCGTCTTTTCGTTCATGGTGTTTGCCCTCCCGCTCTTCATTCTCGGTGTCACCATTTGGTGACCACGAACATAATATAGCACACCCGGATCAATCTGTCAACACTTTGGTGACAATGTTTTTAAAAATGATATTACTGTATTGCTTTTGGCGACATAATATGTTATTTTTAATTACACCATCAGCGCAGGAGGTGACAAAAAATATGCTGTTCGGAGATAATTTGAAGTCGATCAGAGAAAAACGCGGGATGACGCTTGACGAAATGGCAAGGAACCTCGGCACAACAAAGCAGGCTCTCAGGAGGTATGAACGCGGGGAAAGAACTCCGAAGATCACAGCTGCAGCCAAGTTCGCAGAAGTTCTGGGTGTCTCATTGGAAGACCTGATGGGGAATCTGGACTTGCTCCCAAGCAGCGTTATGCAGATCAAAGATATTCTCCAGCAGTCCATCCCCCTGATCGGAGAAGTCGCCGCTGGCCAGCCGATCACGGCAGAGGAGTCCTACGATGTCTACGTGGACTCTCCGGTGAAGGCCGACTATGCGCTGCGGGTGAAGGGTGACAGCATGACACCGACCTATCTGGATGGCGACGTGGTGTATATCAGGATGGTGGAGAGCGTCCCGGAGGGAACGGTCGCGGTTGTCCTGCTGGATAACGATGCCTGCCTGAAGCATGTTTACTACATCCCGAACGGGGTGCAGCTGGTCAGCGACAATCCGGCCTACCCGCCGATGATCTGCACCTGGCCGGAATACGATAACATCCGGGTGCTGGGCAAGGTGGTCGGATATACGAGGGTGTATAAATGAGGAGGAAACATGCAGAACAGTGACGGAGCAAGCACTATCTTGAAGCTGATGCTCGTCGTGGTGGCGGCGATATTGTTCTTCTGGTATCAGTCAGAAAACAAACAGCACAAACGGATCGAAGATCTGGAGCTTGAAGTATCAAGGCTTGAAGAGGAAGCTATTGAATATCGAGAGCAGATAGAAGAGATGCGGGATCAGATAGAAGACCTTGGAGGTGAATACTGATGCCCCGCCAGAAGAAACAGCAGCTGAAGCAGCGCAAGGATGGCCGGTATTGTGCCGTCTATAAAGGGATCCAGTTCATGGGCAACACCAGCGATGAAGCGCTGGCCCTGCGGGATGCCTATAAAAGGAAAGAACAGGAAGGCATCGGAAAGGTCATGACGCTCAGGGAGTACGCAGCGACCTGGCTGCCCATCGCGTTTCCGGAGGTGCGGCCCAACACCTACCGGGGGAACGCGACCCACATCCAGAAGCTGGTGGACGTGATCGGCATGGAAAAGCTGAACGGCGTGACCCCCACGATGGTCAAGCGGATCTATGCGGAAAAGTATCACGGCTGTTCCAATTCCTATATTAAGGCAGGCAGGCAGCTGTTCTGCTCCATGTTCGATGCCGCAGTGGCTGACGGTTACTGCCGTTCCAATCCGGCCCGGGACAAGGCTGCCGCGCCCAGCAAGGGGAAGGCTGTCAGGGAAAAGAAATTCACCCCGCAGCACCGGCAATGGATCGAGACCCTGTGTACCGATCACCGCTGCCACGCGGTTGTGATGGCCATGCTGTACGCCGGTCTCCGCCCGCCGGAAGCCAAGGCCCTGAAGATCGAGAGAGACATTGATTTCGACAACGACCTGATCACCCTGCAGGAGTTTGCCCATATAGACATCGAGAACGGCCAGAAATACGCCTATACAGACACCGGGAAAAACGACTGGGCTCCGCGTACCATTCCGCTGTTCAAGCCACTGAAGGACGCGCTGAAGGGCAAGAAAGGCTATCTGATCACGTCCGCCCACGGGGAGAAGGTCACGATCCAGACGTGGAAGGTAGCGTGGAATTCCTACAAAAACTCTATGGAAACAGCCATCAACGGCTGCCACAAGCGGTGGTACGGGAAGACGAAGGAACACCAGGCACTCCTGGCTGCCAAAAAAGAGCTGCCGAAATGGATCGAATTCGACATCACCCCCTATACTTTGCGAAAGGCATTTTGCCGCTGGTGCCGCGACAACGGGGTGGAACTGAATTGCTGCATTCACTGGATGGGGCACTCAGACGCCCAGATGATCCTGAAGGTCTATGATGAGGTGTCTGATGACCGCAGCGCCATACAGGCAGAGCGCCTAAACCAAATGCTAAATATGCAAAACGATATGCAGATGCAAAAACCAGATCCTGACGGCCTTGAAAATAAAGGGACTGCAATTCTTTGAACGTCTGGATTCATACCCGGAGTGTCATAGGTTCGAGTCCTATTTGAGCCACTACCCGGAAGCCTTGAAAATCAAAGGCTCCCGGGTTTTTCTTATCCTCAGAAGAGGGGACAAAAAGGTACAAAAACACTCTTTTTCGGACACCTTAAATATGCAAAACGATATGCAAAAAACCCCGGGGAAAATCCCCGGGGTTGTCGTTTGGGAAAAATATTTTTTTGTTACCGATTGTAGTACCAGTTCTGCCGGTTGTGGAGCATGTCAGCGTATTCGTCAGCCTCTTCCGGGGTATCGAATTTGCCCAGGTACTCGCCAGTCTGGTAGTAGTGGTCGATGGCCTCGTCCTCGCTGACGATTCTGCCGTTGATCACGGTCGGAAGGAGGACTTCCTGACCGTCAATCTCCACAGAGAAGGATCTTTCTGTGCTGATGGATCCATCTGCGTTCTGGACTACCTGGCGGTTGTTCAGGTCAATGTTGCCGCGACCGTACCGGCCAGTGGTGTCTCCGCTGTCGGAATAGTCGTTATCACTGCTCACCTGTGCATCAGTCGCATTGATCCACTTGGTGAAATCGCTTTCCTTATAGCCCAGCTCGCTGTCCGTCAGGGTCTCCTCGATCTCTTCCATCCTGGCGTAATCGTCATCCTGATAGGCCCGGACGTACTCGGGTTTGTAGATCTCGGTCACCTTGGCCCTGATGGTTTTCCCTGGGGTGATGCCTTCCGCTTTCAGCTCTGCCAGTTTTTCCAGACAGACATCCAGGGAATCCCAGTCGCCCTTCTGCACGGCTTCCACACCGGCGTTGACGTACCCGTTGGCGGTTTCCTTTCCGATAGTAGACGCAGACCGGTTGATGATTCCCTGCACAGGATTGCTCCGGGAATTCAGCACCCAGCTGTCGAGCTTCACGTCCTCATTGATGCTGTGGTTGGCATTCTGGTTGGCGTAAGTCCACACATCCCGCACCATCGAGGCCTTGTCCTCATCCGCTGCGTTCTGGTAATACCCGGTGGTCATCAGATCTGTCAGCAAGCTCTTGGCCATCTGGCCGCGCTCCACCGTCAGCTGGTCGTACTGTTCAGCGGAAAGAGCCATATCCTTGATTTTTTTGCCCGGCATTTCCGGAATCATCTTGGCGTCTCCGGTGGATTCGTACAGCCGTGCCAGCTCATCGACCACACCGTCCTCCTCCGTGATGGAGAGGTAGCCAGGACTCAGGAAGTTCTCGAAGGCCTTCTTCAGCACTCCCTCGTCCTTGTACTCGCCCCAGGCATCCCGGTAGGGGATGTTGCTCTCAGAGAGGCCAGGGATCTTGTTCTCGAACTGTTCCCAGGCATATCTGGCGGTACCCATGATTCCGGTTCCTTCTCCGCTTCTGACGTAGGCCTTCCTGCGGATCGGGTCAACGAAGCTCCGGGTAACAGCGCCGACAACAGAGGGAACATAGCTGGACAGGTAATTCGTTGCGATCTTCGCACCGATCTGGGTGATCGTGTTCGTATCGTCGTACTGGCTGGTCTCGAACAGGGAGTTCACGCCGTCGAGCATGGACAGGTTGAACACAGGTTCCGCGATGGCACCGGCAGCGTTGATCATCTCACCGATGTCAAAGTCACCACGCTCCCGCTCGAGCTGTTCCATGATGGCTACGCCAACGAAGAAAGGCATGCTCATCGGGGCCGCCCAGTCCACGGTGTAGGTCACGTTTTCGCCCATCAGCTCAAACCCGGCAATGCCGTTGACGATGTTCCGGATGTTCAGCGCATAAGGCTGCTCGCCCTGCATGGTCTGGAGCTTGTCATCATCATCGTCCAGCCCGCAGGAGGCCATGCCCATATGGCCCAGCAGCGCACCGATTGCCATGATGGCTGTGCCGCTCAGGCCGGCGCACAGATGGTCGATAAACTGCGTCGGAGTGATCGCGTCTTCCGGCATGATCTTTGTTTTTCCGCTCTGATACTTCAGATAGTCATGCAGATGCTTTGCGTCAGCCGTCAGAGCCTTGGCGATCCCGAAGGGGCTGTATTCCAGGCCACGCTTCAAGATGTTCGCCGGGGTCTTTTTGAACGGCAGTGCCGCGTCTACGACGAACCCGGCCACGCCACCCTTCCGGCTCACCTGGTTGAGGGTGGAGGCAATCTGGCTGAAGTCACGGTAGGTCGCCTTCTGGGCTTCTTCGACGGCATACGCCCGTCCGGCTTCCAGTAGTTGAGGATTCGCCTCGAGCTGCGCTGAACTGTACCCGTTGGCCATCATCCAGCTGCCCAAGGCCCGGCGGTAATGCCCCTTCAGGAAGAACCAGTCTTCACCTTCCAGTGCATTACTGTTGAAGTCCATGAGCATCTGTAAAACGCCCTTAAACGGCTTCTGCTCGCGTTTTACGGCGTTGTCCTCATTGTACTTCGCCTCACCCGTCAGAACGTCCTTCATGGCCAAAGCATCGCGTCTGGCGAACTCTCTCGCATCCCTCGACAGGATGGGGGAGAGTGTCTTCGTCCGCTGGCCCTGATCCATGCCAAGCTCCATCACTGCGGCCAGTTTGTTCTTCAGCCCGACTGCCGGGATGAATACGCTGTTACCGATGATGTTCCGGACGTGCGTCCTTGGGTTAGCCAGCATGGAGAGCATCCGGATCGCCTGCAGCCTGTCCTTCCAGCTCACCGGCAGCTGTTCTGCCAGTTCCTTGGCGGCGGCTTTTTGAACTTTCTTGAAGTCATCTTCAGTCTCAGCGGCTGCCGCAGCGCGGTAGATCCATTCAGAGAACTTCAGATCCTCGTTGCCGGTCTCCTGCTGGGTCTGTTCCATCATCCGCCGCAGCGTTCCGATCCGGCCCTCGGGGGTCATCAGGCGGAACAGCTTCCGGGCCTGCAGCGCACGACCAAGGTCGGTGCCCTGCCGGTTGAAAGCGTCAGCCAGGCTGACCTGGGCCATCACGTCGTTCTTGTAGGCAGCCATGCCCATCAGAGCGACCATCCGGGCCTGACCGTCAGCGGAGCGGTAATCGAAGTGGTTACTCGTAACCTTTTCGAGGGATTCATACAGACCGTCCGAAGTGCTGCTTGCCTTGTTGCCTCTGATCCACTGGATGGCTCTGTCGATCTGGGCGCCGTTCGAGTCGGGAGTGTAGCCGTTCTGATTGGCCACGTACCGCTTCACGAAGGCATCCATCTCGTCGTTGTCCTGCAGCATGCCCTGACCGAACGCCCGCTGCGCTTCGCCGCCTGCGGTAGTGGCGGCAGGATTCCTGCCCTCCAGATTCACTGTCGGATCTTCCTGGACCATGCCTCCATTCGCCAGGTACTCCATGATCCTGGCGTCCAGCTCATCCTGAGAGGGGAGGCTGTAGCGGATGTCTTTGCTTCCACGGTTAAAACGTTCAGAAAGTGGGATTACGTTTCCTTGGTCATCATACGTAACAGGATCTGTAGACTTAATCCTTTCAGGATCCAACATGATAATAGAAGGATCGCGACCAAATGCATTGTTCGCCATTCCAACGTTGTAGTTCGCGTTGTAAAGAACACTGTTGTACCCATGGCTAACAAGGAACTCTGTAGCATCCTTCGGACTCATGTCCTGAAGCGATTCCTCTATCTGTCGGGCTGTAATGAATTCGCCACTGCCAAGACCCATTTCGGTATCATACGCAGAGAATGTATACGGTTTGTGTTTCTTCCTGATATTCGCCGGAAGATCACTGTAAAGATGATACATCTCAGTATCTGGAGTGTAATTCGCCGCAGTTCTTAGATCGAGCGATTTACCAAGATCAAGCGCTACATCATATACTTTCCCGAAGTGACTGGTCATTCTTGAAGTCCCTTTTGAATTCTTTGCTTTTTTAGCATAGATTTCTGCGAAACTTCTATTCTGTGTGAAATGAGTCCCAAACAAAAGCTGAAGCTTCTGTTTGTTTGATTCATTGCTTCTGGTATTAAATTCAGTAATGTCTGTGTTTGGACTTCCATGATATGCTCCGGTTGTATAACCGTTGTCATAAGCAGCACCAACTGCAATCTGCTTTTGCCAGTCTTCATTGCCTTCAGCCAGAGCTTCATCATATTCTGCATCAACATCTGACAAGCTGTATCTATTATTGTTCTGAACATAATCGTCAGATGTATATGCTTTTGTTGTGTATCCGGCTTCCCGTGCCGCTTCATCGACCATCTGCTGCGCATCATCCATTTCTCCGCGCTCCACAGCAGATAGGTAGGGGGCGTCAGAAGGAAGAGAATATTTGTTTCCCATCATTTTCCGATACTTTTTTGCCTGCTGAGAAGTCGGTGCGCCAATCTTGACGCCGACCTTTTCAAGCTCGCTCAGAAGTCCGGGAGTCACAACGTTGGCAGGAATTTCGATGTCTCTGTCTCCGAGAACCTTTTTGTAATGCTGCGCGACTTCCTGATCAGAAACGATCCGAATAGGCTTTATCCACCGGCTCAGGAATACTCTCCTGGCTTCACCGCCTTGCCGCTCGACCTCCTGAGCCACACCGCCAGATTTCCAGTCAGTCCAGCCAACCGGATCTTTGGCATACTGTGCCTGGTAGCCGCTGGCTGCTTCGCTGTTCGGCACAATGCATTCGACTGTGACGAATTTGCCAAGCTTTTTATCATTACCTGAATACTGATATGCTCCTGTAAACTGGTCATTCAGCATCAGATTGCTGGAATGCATATAGGGGTTATACCTTGCTCTTGTCTTGCGGCCCTTTTCCTCGAGCTCGAAGTACGGCTTCCCATTCTCGTCAAACTGAATGAGTTCTGGATGCTCCACAGCCTCTTCCCACTGACCCAGCTGCGTATCACCTTCGACCTTGCCGTTGATTAACGAGGCCTTCGGAGAGACCAGCTTGCCGTCAAGCAGTTTCATGGTTCTGTAGGTTGTGGTAACTTCCCCTTTTTCTTCCTGATCGTTCAGGAAACTGAGGGTTTCCTCGTCCGTTACCGGCAGACTGTAAGATACTCTTACAGAATTGCCGGTTTCAGGATCAATCGCCATGGCGTTCCTGGCCTGCGGTTCATATTCCGTCGCTTCGCTCTGAGTGTTTCCGAGGGTCAGATCGCCAGCATATCCAGCTGTAGCGAGTCTTGCGTTCAGCATTTGCAGATTGATCTGCTCTTCACGAAGCGCCCGCTGTGCTTTTGTAAGCGGCTTAACTTCTATGACGTCTGACTGAGCTTCAGCTTCACGTCTTGCTTGCTTTGCCTTCATGTGTTCAACGAACAATTCAGCAGCAGGCATGGCTACTGGCAGGGAATTGTTGCTTTCCATCGGAACGAAAGGCCCTTTGGTACCGTCAGGCCTGTCAGGCATCTGACGTCCGAGCTTGTACTGATCCAGAACGCGATACGCCTCAGTCATATTGATGTTAGGAGTGACTTCGCGCTGCGGAGCACCCTTAACCACCGTTCTGGTTGTGGTTCCATCTTCGTTCTGTACAGTTCTTCCGTAGCTGTCGTTTTCGTACATCTTGAAATCCGTAAGGGTCTTCCAGTAACCTTCGCGGATGGCTGTACTCTGCTTATCCGTTCCTTCAGGAAGAGAGAAGCTTCCGTCCCCGTTGTCTACAAGATACTTCCAGAACTTTGGCATTCTGCCGTCTTTGGCACACATTTCAAGATAGTGCATTGCATTCCATTCGCCTGATTCGTCAAAGTTCCAATACTGATTCTTTCCGACGGGCTCAAAATTCTTGCGTTGCTCGCTTTCCGGAATTCCGAGGCGCTTTCCTTCAGAAGTAAAGGACTCGATTTTGTAGCCGGATGCATGCACAACTGTTTTACCGTTTTCCTCTTTGATGGTAAAGGTGGTTTTGCCGCTACCGCGTTGATTACGAATCCATTTTTCAACTTCTCCGGATGCTTTTGCTTTTTCAGAGAAGGTCATTTCCGTCTCTTCTCTTCCGAGAATCACACGCTCATTCTGGAAGTCAGTGAAGTCGGCATAGCCGTTCAGTGTGCCGACTTTGCGGAGTTCTTCTTGGCTCCAGCCACTCTTGTGGAAAGGAATGATAAAGTCAATTCTGGGATCACCCATGGCAGCGATGATGTGTTCATCGTTGATACCAACCAGAATGGTGCCGACGTTTTCACCGTAACGTTCGCGGATTTTCATGGCATCATTAAAGTTCATGCCTTCAGTGTTGTCGAAAACAAGCTCACCATTTTCGTCAACGCCTTTGCCTTTGCCGATCAGACTCAGGTTGATCTTAATCCCGGTATCTCCAAATACCCAGGCAAAGTTTGGCACCTTGGTGTATGCCTGAGAGGTCAGGCCAACAGAGGCCATGTCATAAACAGCCTGCACCATATCCAACAGGTGAGGTGTTTCAAAGTCGCTAAAGCTCTGTACGCGCAGACCGCCGATGTCTTTTACTTTCTGAATATCTTTTTTTGTCAGCGATCTGATATCTCCAGCATATTCCGTCCGAAGCTGAACAACCTTTGGATTAGCAGAACCCTTTGCATTCATTGCTTTGACGAATTTCTGATAGGTTGCAAAGTCGTTCCTTCTCAGTTCTTCCAAGCCATCACTGGTGGTCAGCTGATCAATAGTCGGCTTATTTTCGCCTTTGAATTTATCCAACCAATCTTGTGCATATGTATCCAGCCACCGTCTGCGGCTCTCAACATAACAGATTCCGCAGGGCGTTTCATAGCCCATCTCGCGCATGATGTTGACCAGGTCGATCAGATCCTCCGGCATGAACGGAGTATCCGGCATCATGTGCTGAACTGCGTTGAACGTTCCCTGATACAGAAGACGCTTTGCGCACAGTGTGGATGCGTCAAGAGTGTATTCGTAATCCTGGTTCGGTTTCAGGAAGCGATGGACATTGTTTCCCGCTTCGTCCTTATTGACATCGAAGTCAAGTCTTGCTCTGTCAGCGGCAATAACGCTCGCGATGCCATTGACATCATTGATCCATTTCGTGACATCGGATTCGGTAAACCTTCCACTGTTGACAAGTTGATCCTTAACCTTCTCTTGTTCCTCGTCAGTCCACGTCCGCAGACTATACTGAACATTAGAGACAGTACCGCCAGGCAGCTCGTCAACCAGAGTATCTCCATTATTGTTCTGAACGATGGGCTGCGCTTCAAGTGAATGCTGGATATTCTGACCTTGCTGAGTTTGCTGAAGAGTCCTCAATCTCAACGACGCATCCAGCATGTCTACAAGGTGCCTTGCCTGATCAATGGACTCATCCTCAATGCCAACCATCTTCTTCAGGAAGCTCTTGATCGCCTCCATGATCCGGCGAGCCACGCTGGGTTCGTTATCAACAAACCGATCAACCAGAGACTGATCACCCTGCAGCAGGTCGCCCATGATATCGGCGACCACCTCTTGCGCGGCTCCGGTACCGTCAATCGGACTTTCTCCAACCTGACTCAGGAAACGGTTGTACCGCTGCATACGATGATAGATGTCGGAAACGGCCTTGTTAGCCAGGTCGCCCTTTTCTGCCAATGCAGCCAGTTCGGCCAGACTTCCGACATCGTTGCCGTACCGAAGTTTGAGCAGGGCATCCGCCAGTGCTCCGTAGGTTTCACTCTGCTGCGCGGTGTGTGTCAGCTCGTGGATCAGCGTATGAACCACGATATCCCGCTGCGTGGCGCTGCTGTCCAGCGTGATCGTGTTCGTGTTTGGATTCCAGAACCCGTTCTGCCGTTCTTTTGCTCCGCCTTCAGTGGTGTCAGCGATCCGAATGTTCACGCCGAATTTGCTGGACAGCCGTCTTGCAAAGTCATCGCGCCGGGCAATGTCCTCCGGGTTGGCCATCCCAGGCTGAACGGGCTGCTGCTGGGCTGCCAGCGTCTGATTCCGGCTCCGATACATCTCCTGCATCCGCTGCCGGACGTACTCCCGCTCCTCGGGGGTTGCGGTCGGGAAGGCCTGTGTGATGAAGTCCTCGGCACTCAGGTTGGCCACATTGGAGGTCTCCTGATTGACGCGGTTTTCTTCTGCTGCTACCGCTTCCGCTTCCTGCCGCGCCTGCGCTTCTGCGGCTTCCTGCTCCGCGACGATCTGCTCGGCCTGATCATGGATAGCAATCCGCTGATCGTTGATCACCTGATCGGCTTTGCTCTGCACCTGCTGCAGATTCGCCTGTGCCTGATCCAACCGGCCCTGTGCGGCATTGGTTTCGCTGACGGCGTTGGTTACCTTGTTCAGTGCCTCGTTGACCACCTTTTCATTATGGGACTGCGCATTATCGGCGGTCGGATCATTCAGGGATTCCTGATACTCATGGTTCGCAGCGGTCAGTGCTTCCTGGGCGTCACTGAGGTTCTTGTTTGCGGTGTCCAGATCGCTCTGTGCGTTCTGCGCGGCATTCTGCGCATCCGTCACCTTCTGCTGTTCGCCCATGATCGATTCATTGGCATTGGCCATCAATGCCTTCTCCTGCTCCGCGACCCGGGCTTGATGGATGGTGTCCGTCACCTGCTTCCGGATGTCAGGGTTGTTCAGATCCTGCACCAGTGCCTCGCTGATCATCCGGGCCTTGCCCTGGCTGTCAGCCTGCTCGAATTCCGCAGAGGCCATCACAGCAAAGCTCGCGCTGTCCGCAGACATCGCGGCATACTGGATGCCGGTCTTGACGGTGTTCGGGTTGATTCCGGATTCCTGTGCTCCATCCAGCACTTGCTCGATGGTGTCGATGTCCTGCTCACGGAAAAAGGAAGCAGCGGCCATCGCGGCATGCTCGCTGCCGGGGGCATCGGTTGCCAGTACGCTGGCAATGGATGCGGCGACCGCCGTCTGGTTCGCACCTCTGGCGTTCTCCAGAGTGGCAATGTCCGCATCCGTTGCGGATGCCTGCGGAGCTGCCGGAGCTTCCGCCGTCAGGGCAGACTCCTCCTGCTGCGTCTGCGCAGTATTCTGCGGATTCTGCTGCGTTTGCGCAGCGTTGCGGCCAAAGGTGACAGCGGCGGCGTCCTGCGCCTCGACCATCTGACGGTGCTGCCGTTCGGCAGCCAACCGGAGATCGCGGGCGGAAAAGTTTGCACCTGTCAGGTTGTTGATGCTCCGTGCCTGATTGGCGTAATACAGATGGCTCTGCAAGGCACCCGCGCCCACAGCGACAATGTCCGCGCCGGGACTGAAGAAGCTGATCAGTGCGGTATGCAGTACACCGCCCAGCTCGTCTCTGGTGGCCATGGCTTCCGCGTCATCCGGACTGTATCCGTTGTCGATGTATGACTGCACCGCTGCGGCATGTTCGCCCTTGTCGCCCATGATGAATCTGTCGGCGGCGTTTTCGATAATGTCGTTCAGGCTTTCACCCACTACCTCCGGCAAGGCGTTTGGAATGTAGTCACGGAGGAATTCCTTGACCACGTTTCCGGTCAGGTTCTTTCCGACACCGAATGCGTTTTTAATATTCTTCAGTTCGATGCCTTCAGTGACGGATTCAGCAAGAAATGTCGCCGCGCCGATGCCCAGAGCCTGGGCGAGGGAAGCGTTGCTGTCAAATGCCTTTTCCATTGAGTCCGCCATGGCGGTAGCGGCAATCGGCATCGCCTGAAAGATCTCGCTGGTTCCTTTGGGGAAGAGACCGCCGAAGGTTGTTGCGACCATGGCACTCCGTCCACGGTTATAGAGAATGTCGTAAACGCCTTCGATGATCTGTCCTTTGATGCCATCGCCGTACGTTTCCCGGATTGCTTTGATGTCCTCGGAATGAGTTGTTCTGCTCACGAGGCTCGGCAACTGCCACCACTTGGAACCGCTTTTGCCCGAAATGATGCTGTCGCCGACATATCCCAGACTGGAGATAACAGAGAGGGAAGAGATACCGATCCCGGCAAGTTCATTCAGGATGCGACCGCCAATGCCGCTCTGGACGCGTTCCTCTGCGTTGCTCTGGATGTTTCCCTGGGCGCGGGCCAGCAGGGTGCCGTCGATGCGCTGGAAATAGGCAGAGGCTCCTTCCGCCCCGTCCTGTGCCAAGTGCGCGTAGTACAGATCCTTCTCGTAATCATCCATGACCTGGAATGCCAGGGTCTGTTCCTCCGCCGTGCCGCCATAGGTTTCCCACTGAGCGATCCGCCTGCCATCTGCAGCCAGATCCGCAAAGCCTTCACTCTGGGAGAAGACAAAGTCGGCCAGGTCGCTGTTCTGTTTTTCAAGGTACTGGATATACCGCTGAACACCGGCGTCATTGCCTTCCGCAGCGCTGCCAAGCTGCTGCAGCACATACTGCGCATCCTTGATGGCTTCGTTGTTCTGGGCAATGTATTCGTTTGCTTCCTTGACCATGCGGGCGGAAGCGTTCTCGCTGCTGTGCTGGATCTGATATTCCTTCCGCTGCTGATCCATGTATTCCGCCACACTGGTAGCAGTGGCCTCCGGCGTCTCGAAGTCCATCAGGTTGGAAACAAAGTTGATCATGGTGTCATCAGCAGCCCTGTCAGCGGCCCGCCCGCCGGTGATGTGGGACAGCCGTCCCGCAATGCCGTACCGTTTTTCGGCAGCGTTCAGCGCGTTCATCTGCTGATTGTACTCATCCAGACCGGCGGAATATTCACGTTCCAGCTGATCCAGCTGTGCCTGCTTTTCCGTCAGCTCGCTCAGGCTCTGCCGCTGCTCATCCGTCAGGTCGCCAACGATCTCCCGTGCCGCGACAACATCCCGATATTGCTCATTGATCCGATCCAGATACGGGCCGTATACAGATTCCGGAATGCCGCCGGGCTTGCCCTGATAGAAGCTGCCGGTGGACATGTTCATCTCATCCCGGACGTATTCGCCCTCTTCCGGATCGAACACAAAGTACAGCCTGGCACCTTCATGGGTTCCGTCATCGATGTCCATCTGAATGTTCTCCGGCATATCGATGCTGGCGATCTCCGCAGCGTGACTGTAGGAAGACTGCATATTCAGCTTCCGCTGTTCCTTCTGCCAGTCTTCCTTGCTGACACCAGCCTTCTCGATGTTTGCCGGGTTGCCGATCATGGTATACTGACCGTTCCGATCCTTCTCGAACGCGACTTCCACGCCGTTGATCGTTCGGGACACCTGGTTGCCAAGATCCGGAGCGCTCTCAGCGTCGGAAACCTCTTTATACAGCTTGTCGCGCTCTGCCTGCAGTGCCTCAAAGCGTTTCCGGTTGGCAGCGGAGTCCAGTGCAGTCTTCCGGTAATTGTCCTCAGCAGAAGTCAGTGCCTTGTCCGCCAGCCCCTTGGCGCTGCCGCTGGCCAGCATGTTCATCATGTTCTGCATGTTTTCCTTCAGCTGAGTGAACACCCTACCGTACTCCACGCCGGGGACGTTGTTGATGTACCGCTGCTCGCCGTCAGTCATCTGCGGCTCAATGGCGTCATAGGTTCCCATGACCTTGGCATTCAGCGCATCGTCTGCATCGTTCGCGGATTTGGTGGCGTCCTTCTGGACGGCGCTGGCGCGTCTGGATTTTACGTATTCCTTAATCAGGTCATCCCCCGTACGTGCAACCGGAAGATTTTCCATTACAGCGCCAGGATCTTGTACGCGAGGATCTTCTGGAATTACAGTAAGCGAATAATCGACAGCGCCATGATCATCAATAGTAACGGTTCCGTCACCGTTGAAAATAACATTGGAACGAGCGGAAGGATCAGAATGCATGATGTTCTGTCCACGGTTCTGCATGGCCCCGGTCACCGTCGGCACTCCGCTGGTGGCAGAGGTCACAACATCATTGCCTGTGCTCTGCTGCGGGAGGGCGTCGAAGAAGTCCTGCACATACTTCTTCATGTCCCGACCGGCATAGTCCACGCCCCGGGTGGTGCTGACGATGTCAATACCGGAATCGATGCTGCTGTCCATCTTCTGCAGCATCTTGTAGTCGCCGCTCTTCAGGGCGCTGTCGAGCCACGCCATCGCCTTGTCGAGGCCATCCTTCTGACCGGCGTACCGCGCCAGCTTTTTGTCGAGGGCTTCCTTCAGCTGTGCGGCCTCGCTCTCGGCCTGCTGGGTGTTCTGCTCGGCCTTCACAACAGCCTTGTAGTTCTTGATGGCAGTGGCGTCATTCCCCGCCAGAATGCCCCGGTTATCGTCAATCCACTGCTGATCGAAGGTGGCCCGGTCAAAGTACAGACCGGCATCGTTCAGGTCATCGCCCATCATCCCGGCGGAATAGCTGAAGGTGTCCTTATTCGTGATATCCCGCTTTGCCCGGACATCTGCATTGGCCTTGTAGGTGTTGCCGCTCTTCAGGTAATAGTTGGCGATATCCATGTCGCTATTTCCGGTGCTGCCGCCATTCCGGGCAGCCCAGATAGCGCCGCGCATAGCCTCCTGAGAATACGTGACCGGGGTGTTTAATTCCATAGGCTGCGCACTGGTTCTGGTAGCATCGATGTTTTCCAGTGTCTTATAGTTCTTCCAGTTAATCTTTCCAATGATTTCATCATCAGATAGATTCAGATCCTTCCGGTTGGCCCAGTAGGACAGTTCCTGCTGAAGAGCTGCCCACTCTTTGTTCATGGCGTCCGTATCCTTGTTGGCCTTTTGATATTGGAACAGCTCGTATGCAACATTTTCCTCCCAGCTCGCCTTCTTTCCAGGCTTGCTGGGGGTGTTGGTGGTGCCGTTGTAAATCAGATAGTTCTGCCAGTCATAGTTGTTGTCAAACCACTCTGAATTCAGTACGCTGGTGTCAAAACCCAGGTCATTCAGATTACTGACGGCCTTGTTTGTCGTTCTGGCGTAGTTGTCGTAATACTGACTTCCGGGCTGAGAACGAAGCATATAGAGCTGGGTGTATGCGTCTTTGGCTGCGGCCGGATTTGTCCGAAGTAGATTATGAACATTGGCCAGTGCCTGACCATAGGTGGAGGGAGTCATCCCGACAGACCACTCCTGCGCCACAGGACTGGAAACGTTTTGCTGATACGCAGTCTTCTGCTGCTGTCTGCGTTCGTTCTGAATACGAAGTTGTTCTTCTCCGGAACGATTATACAGATCCATCACATCATTATATAAATTCATGGTGGACTGCGCTTTGGCTTTCGCCTCTGTCTTTTTAAGCAGATCGTCCATCGATGTGGCATCGACAAAACCGACAAGTGATTTATTTTTAAAGGCCATGAGATGACTCTCCTCCTTATAGATTGTTCCAAACTATGGCGTTATTTCGCTGATTTGGTTTCCTTCTGACTTGGCTTTTTTGCAGAGTTCTTACTGGGAGGCGTTTTCTTCTTACTCGTTGTCGTGGACAGTGGAACATAGTTGACGCCAAGCAATGCAGCCGTTCCGGGATCGGATGTCCATTTATTGGATGCCTTAACAAAAGCATCAAACGCCGCATCGGACGGAGTCTGATTCTTTTTGCCGGGATTGGTGTTTCCGGGATTAGTTCTTCCAGGATTCGTGTTTCCACCGTTTCCGCCAGCGCCAGATCCGGAACTGCCGGTCACGCCAACGCCGCCGTACCGAATATCGAACTGCCGCCGATCCTCTGCCAGCTGTCTGGCGAACTGACTTTCCGCAGCATCCCGGCTGGCCTGATTCTGGCTAGCAGTGAATGCCTGCGAGGCCTCCCGTTCACTGGTGTTATATGCCTGACTGGCCTCGCGCTCACTGGTCTGGAATGCCCGGGCCAGTTCGTTCTGGGTTGCCTGCCAGTTCTGGGTCGCTTCCCGTTCACTGGTGGTAAACGCCCGACTGAGGGCATTCTCGCCGCTCTGCCAGTTCCGCTGTGCCGCGTTCTCGCCGCTCTGCCAGGCCTGCGTGGCCTCGCGCTCACTGGTGTTGTACCGCTGGGTCGCTTCCCGTTCGCTGGTCTGGAAGGCTCTGGCCAATGCATTCTCACTGCTCTGCCACGCCTGAGTCGCCTCCCGCTCACTCGTCTGATGCTGACGGTTAAGGGCATTCTCGCTGCGGTTGAAATCGATGTTGGTATCGAACTGCCGCTGGCCTTCAGCAAACTGCTTTCCCCACTGCGTATCCTGAACAGCTGCACGTTCTTTCTGAAAACCAAGGTTTTCGTTAAACTGCCTCTGATTTTCTCCGAACTGCTTTGCCCACTGATCATCAGCCGCAGCCGCACGTTCTTTCTGGTAGTCCAGATTTACGTTGAACTGGCGCTGACCTTCGTCAAAGCTCTTCTGCCACTGATCCTTGGCGGTGTCTGCCTGCTCTCTCTGGAATCCGAGTTTCAGATCGAACTGACGCTGTCCTTCACCGAACTGTCGCTCCCACTGATCATCGGCCTTCTCATCACGTTCCAGCTGGTATAGCCTGTTCTGGTAGTCCGCGATCTGTTCACTCCAGATATCATTCGCCGCGTCAATCTTTCGCTGATCGACATTGGCCAGCGTCTGTGCCCCGTAGGAGGAGCGCTGCATTCCTCGGCCCAGCATTTGCCGGTCAGCCTGGGAGTACGCCTGATTGTATGCCTTGTTTGACGCATCCCGTTTCTTTCCGTATGCGTAATCAAGCGCCTCCCAGAGACGATCCCTTGTGCTCTGGTTGTCCACTTCCACCTTGGTTTTTGCTGCCATCTGATTACACTCCTCTCTGTAAATAAAAACCCGCAGAGCGGGTAGGGGAATCTATATAAAACGTGCCACCTCAGTTTGAGGTGACACGCTGTTGTCAGTAGTACCTGCGGCTGTAGCCATCAGGATCCTGGGGGTTATATCCGCTGTTGTTATATCCGGGCCGTTCATCGCGACTGATATAGCGACCGGTCATCCGGCTGCGTCCACGGGCGTATGATCCGCCATCGTATTCGCTGTTGCCCTTCATCGCCTTGTAGGTTTCTAGGCTTTTCAGGGCGTGAGCCATCTTGTCGATGTGCTCCAGTTCCTGCCCGCTCATCTGAGCGCCACCGGCGAACTTCTCATCAAGCTGATCCATTTCCCGGTGCAGGGCTTCACAAATTCCATCAAACATTTTTATTCTCCTTTCCTCACGCGATCCGTGTGATAACCAGGTTGCTGTTCTGTACCTCAATCGCTGGCGTCGGCGTTGTGGCAGGATCTTCATCCGCCGCTACGTACCGCACTGAGCAGTTGAAGCAGCAGTTTTTCGGAACGGTGATGATCGCTGTACTGGTTACATTGCCGTACGTATCCACAGCAGCAGGCGTGTAGATCGCCCGGCTCGTAGGACGTACATCCCCGTTTACACTGATCGCCACGGCTACAGGAGCGACGGCCCCTCCGGTCGGGACGGCCACGTTCCCGTTGTATGTGATCTGATACCGGGCGAAACAGTTCGGGGTACAGCCACGGAGAATAAAATTACCGGTCTCGTCCTCGTGGTATACATATCCCTTGTTGCAGGGAATGGAACCGGTAAAGATGATCGGCTGATTCAGAGCTACATTCTGAACAGCATTCGCAAGATATTCTGCCATGCCGTTCACCCCTTACACTCCACAGCCACAACCGTAGTTAGGCGAGGAAAGAGGGTTGCAAACAGGATAAGTTCCGACCGGGCAATTCTTCAGGCGGTTGTACAGCGCATCCACCTCGTTGGCAAAGCCCTGAGAGATGAAAGCGTTCTGTGCCGTCTGGCTCTCCCGCAGAGCAGCCATATTCAGCTGATTCTGCAGGCCGACGTTCTCACGCTGTGCAGCGGCCAGCTGACCCTTCACGCCATCCAGTTCCAGTGCGCACAGTTTGTCCAGGATCGCCTGTGTGCTGCGCGTCTGGCTGTCGATGATATCCCTGGTGTTCTGCATTGCCTGCGTTCTGTCCGCGCAATTTTCGGTTGCTACTGTATATTTCAGGTCTGCAGTCGCGGCTCTGTTGTCACAGCAGCACTGAGCCAGCTGAGACTGGAGCGCGAAATTCTGCTGCATGTCAGCGATCTGGCGGGTGTTCGCAGCCGCTTCCGCAGCATAGAACCCATCACGGATCGCGCCGGTGACCGCGTTGCCGGTCTGGCAGAGGTTCTGATTAATCCCGGCGAGGCCTAGCTGCACGTTGCCGAAGCCAGACGGTACATCGTTCCGCAGATCACCGATCGAAGTCGGCATC